TGTCGTAACAAGTGCTCTCTATCCAGTAAGTTATTCATATTTTACAATCAGATGACCTTCCCTGATTTCAAATTCCGGCGGTTTCCCGTCTTCCCCTTTCAGGTCTGCCAGCGGAATCAGCTCTTTCCATTCATTCTGATCTGTATACCTCCACTGGATCGACGTGCCATCATTCCTGATTTCAATTTCTTTTCCTGCTGCCGTCTCCATCCGGACTCTGTTTCCGACAGGTGTATCACCTGACAGTAACTGTAATTCTCCGTCGATGACAGTCATATTGTCTGCCTTTTTTTCAAGTGATTCCAGTACCTGACGCAGAAGGTTCTTGCCTGATGGTGTGCTATAATCTCCTGGCTGTTCTCTCTTTTTAACTGGAAGTTCAATAATTCTGACAGTTTTCCCGCTCATCGCATCTGCAATATACACATATGCAATCAAGTCTTTTCCAACTTCCAGCAGTTTGTCCGGGATATCTGCAAGGATCCTGTTTTCTTCTATAGTTGCAATACAGATCTCTGCTTTTGCACTGCATTCTTTTACAGCAAAATGAACCTCTGCATGATCGATTCCTTTCAATCCCTCTATCTGCAGTATCTGTCCATAATCCCACTGTACCAGTCCACGTGCTTCTGTCTTACGCACATTTTCTTCAAACATCGCTCTAATCATGTTGTCACCTCATCCAGTATATATACCAACCTGCCCTCTACAATCTTCAACGGCGGAGCTGGATCAGATCCATTATAGGTAAGTAACAGGTGACCGCTTTCCACCGACATGGCAAAAATCCCCGGATCCAGTGATGTTATCGCAGCATTAGCATCTCTGCCTGGTGGTCCCACTGGACCAACCGGACCGGTATCTCCTTTTGGCCCCTGCTCTCCGTCTTTTCCTGGTATGCCCGGAATCCCCTGTTCTCCCTGTGGTCCTGTCGCACCCGTTGGGCCTGTGAAGTCACCATTCTGAAGCTTTTCCTCTAATGTCTGTTTTATCTGCTCTGCGCCCTTTGCTGCATCCTGTGCCCGCTGTGTAGCTTCTTCCATTCCTTTGATAAACTTATCAATCCATCCTGCCTCGTTTTCGCTTTCCGGAACATCACCTTCCACGAAATTTCTTTTGACCTCTATCGGCTGCTCAAAAGTTACCAAAGTGTCCTCTCCTTTAGTAATTTCTAACTGAAGCAGACTTCTTCCTGTTTCTGCCAGCATCTGATCTTTTACAATAACACGTACCGTGTTCTCAATGATCGGACACGCATTATATGTTGCTTTCTTCGATGGTTTCAGAATAAAAACCTTTGCAGATGCATCTTCCGGTATTTCATAATCCATGAAATGAAAATAGATGGGAAGTGCATTCGTACCTCTTACATAATGAATTGGGCTCTTGATCCTGTCTTCCAGCACATATACATTACGTTCAATATAATTCATTCTCTTTCTTTCACCTCTGTTCTATCCTGGTATCCATTTGACTATATACAGGCCTTGCACCGGTGCAATGTTCCCGCCCGGATAGCGGAGAACATACTGCCACGGGAAGTTATAGTAACCATGTACATGAATTTCAGCCCCCGTCTGGTCTCCGGTCTGTCCTCCTGTGATTCCACCTAATTCATTTTGTAAAGCTCCTACCAGCTGTCCATTCCCTATGAACATTTCTGTATGGCTTCCTGGTTTCAACAGGACATCTCCTCTTATCAGACCAGATCCAGTGGACAGATTCACCTGCGATGTAACATCTTCAAATCCTGCTGAAAGAAATACACTGTACATCGTTCCTGTAGCCGGTGTATATCCTGGTCTTGTGTTAAGTCCCGCATTGTAATACGCCCAGCAAAGAAGAGACGAACAATCATAATCCGGTCCATCCCTGTGTGCCTGATCGTATCCGTGACTGTCATCCTTTGCGATTGCCACCGCCCACTCAACAGCCTTTTCTATAATCCGACTTCCTGTAGCGTATTTTTTCAGATATTCATACCATTTTCTTGCTGCACTGCGTCTTGCAGATTCTACCTCAACGCCCGCGCGTTCAAAGTTCTTAAGGAAAGCGCTGGCCAGATATTCTGGTGTCTCTGTGCTACTCTTGAACTGCGCCCATGTCATACTGTAGGAACTCGTTGCTATCCATTGGCCGGAAGATGCTGAAAGAGTATCAATCCAATGCAACTGTCCAACCGGATCTGTGATTGCATATCCATTGGATTTCGCCCAATCGGTATAATTCGTTGCCGGTGTCCATTGAACCAGTCCAAAGCCGCCGCTATAGTTTCCTTCATTCAGACTCTGCCAGAGTCCGGGGTTAATGTTGGACTCCTTTTCCATATTTCCAAGGATGCCCCCGATTGCATTCAGTGTCCAGCCTTTTCCAGCGAAATACTTATACACTTCAAGGGCGTTGCCCTGCATCTGAGATTCCGAAAGATAATTGTTGCTTATTGTCCAGCTCATCAGAAACTACCTTCTTTCGTATTTCCACCTACAACATGTCCATTTTGGATATCCAGATACGTTCCGTCTGAATATACCGCTCTTCCTGTCTTTGTTGACTTCCCGCCGACCTTAAGTGATCCGCAGGAAAGTGATACTTCTCCTACTGCATTGATTGAGATCTTCCCTTCATTCGTAATCAGGATACTTGCATATTGTCCACCGTAAGACTGTATACTCATACCATTATCCTGATAGTGCATAATTCCTACTGTCTCGCCCTTGGTGTTCCTTATAAAAATAGATCCGTTACTAATCAACACACCGCCGTTAGATGCATGATCTACAACAATGCCCTGATTTGTCAGAGCCAGAACCACATTGCCATTCGCATCGAGTACTTTTGCGGTTCCATCTCCATTGTCTTTTCCTCCAAGAATCAGCGTTCCTCCCTTGATTCTGTCTGCCAGCATCGTTCCAGCTACAATAAAATCTGCATAAAAGCCCTGACCAGTTCCGAAGGTAGTCCACTTCCAGTCCCTTCCATCTGCTGTACGTTCTGATGCAATCTCGAATCCGAGCGTTCCCAGGCACATTGCTCCATAGGTCGGAGATTCTGAATCCAGATCTTCAAACAATATCGCCCGGACTGGCTGTTTCTTCGCAATCGTAGACTGCGCTTTCAGCTGTGCTTTTACCCCATTGATGATTCCCTGAACCTGCTGCCCGATCAGCGTTCCATCGGAACGGATTGCCTGGTCAACACGACTCATAACAGAAGACACATCATCGAGGAAATTATACTGGAATTCTCCCAGCGTCACGGAGGTCAGCTTGTTTCTCACAGCATCCCACTCCAGTTCAATCACTCTTGCATCCGACAAGATTCCTAATTTTGAATGTTTACAGTGAACTGTATCTCCAAGTGAAACCTTTTCCAGTTCTTTCACATCTTCATACAATTCCGTATTCTGTAAAAGCTCCATATCTGCCTCGATTGTCACCTTTGGCTTGTCCACATCTAACTCAAACTGTTCCCTGCATTTCTTTTTCAGGGCTTCTTCCAGCTGTTCCTGTGTATCACAGATAATCGTTCCATTTTCTTCGTCATCTTCTCCTGCATCCACACGCATCTTAACATCCTCAAACGTCATCACGCCGTAGCGTACTGTCGGATATTTTCTGATCAACGGAGAGTCCACCCAGGGGTTCTCCCCTTCGATCATGTAGTCATTGTACGATTTTGGAACAATCCTCGTGACCACATCCTTCATGTCCACCGTTTCGGAAAATCCATCTTTCACGATATTTTTTCCATACAGCACTTCTACGCCATAATCACCGCCGACTCTCTCATCAATCGTAACATTGTAATTATCATATAGAATCTCTCCACCCCAGCGATTAACAAAAGAATTCTCATCACTTCCATTAATCGCTTCTATCAGATTCTTCATCTGATAATAGGCAGTCGATAACGTTTTAATATCTGATTTTGCCTGATATTTGTGGTTTGGTGCTGTCATCAGATCCAGAGCATCCTGGCCATTCTTATCCGTTGGTCTGATGTCCAACAGGAAGCAATCCTCTTTTGCATCGAAAAAAACAGGCATAAGATCTGCACTTACACCTGAATCTTTTTTCTCTTTATTAATCACACGGAAAAGCTGTTCCCCATTAAATGATGGCATCTTAATTACCGCATTGTCTACGATATACCTCCAACGCCCTTCCGGATCGATTGGATACTCTATCGTTGCCGTCCACTCTCCATTCAAGATCACATGAATTGTAGCTTCTTTCGGAAATAATGTCATATTTCCGTTCTGTTCATATTCCGTATTTTCCGGATTATAAATCTGAATCATAAGCGCCTCCAGTTCGGGATAATCTTTAATTCAAATCCCTCTGTAATTGTCACGCTGTTTTCCCCTTCCTGTAAGAAGAGTTCTTCATAATCGCCAGATATAGCCGTATTGCTTAATGTTCCATCTTCTCTGTAGGCAAGTTCCCGCTCTGTATCGATCACAAGATTCTGTCCTATGTTTGCAGTCATGTGATTTCCATTGACTACAAGATCACACTTTCCTTCTCCATATATCTTATAGACCGGACAGGAAATCTCATAAGGATTCCACCCGACATCCTCTATCGAGTGTTCATTCTGACCTTCCACCAGATAACGCAGACCATTCTCTGTAAGGAAACTTGCACTGAAATTTCCAATTCTTGCAGTGGTATGTTCTGCTTGATCCAGCTCTACTTTCATAATCTTATAGAAGCAGGATGGATCAGACCCGAAACTCAGGTGGCTGTTCCTTTCAGATAGCCACTTCTGTATCTGTCCCCACCGGTCAATCCACTGTTCTTCCTTTCCGATCCAGTTGAAATCCACCTTGATCTCAGTAGATTCATATCCTCCATCCAACAGATATAAAGTTCCATCCCTCCCGGCAATCTCCACAGAAGAAGCTTTTTTCACTGCCGGTGGAATGGTTGGCAGATTCTTGGCATAGACCCCAAAGTTTGATCCTGGGATTCCATTATACTCAACCTCCATCATCATACGCCGGCAGCTCCTTTCTTCCACTTAATATTCTGTGACATTTTCTTAATGATTGCATCAACCAGAACATCTGCCAGTTTCTTGTCTCCCAGCTGAATCTGATTTTCAATTACCAGGGACATCTCTGATAGTGCTTCTGCAATCAGCTGTGCCAGTGCATAGTTGTTCGCCTGCATTTCGTCCCGGATATAAGTCTTCAGCAGATCGATTGGAAGTACCGCCTCTTTCCCTGCTTCACCGCCTCCCAGGGCTGTATTGCCATTCATTCCGAAAATCGTCGGACTGTTCAGGATACCTCCGTTTGCGTACCAGTCTACCGAGAACTTCGGAACTTTTGGCGGTATCAGTGACCACTCACCACTCGCTTTAAAGTGCGGGAGCTTGATCTTTGGAAGTTTCCATTCAAAATTCATGAAATCTTTTATTTTATCGATCACGCCTTTTATAAAATCCCGTATTCCACAAAATACAGAGTTGACACCATCACGGAACCATTCGCACTTATTGTACAGCACAACAAAAATAGCGATCAGGGCTATGACTGCTGCCACAACCAGAAGAACCGGATTTGCTGCAAGTACGGCATTAAACGCCGTAAACGTCTCGCTTGCCCCTGAAATAACCGGTGCAATCTTCGCCCCGATATCTATCACCGAGGATATGCCGCCCGATACTTTACTTATTATGCTGAACACCGGACCTAATGCCGCCACAAGCAATGCGCATTTAATAATCATCTCCTGTGTTTCAGGTGACAGGGAATTCCAGGATCCTATAAGATCTTTCAAGATTGGTGTTACCGTCTGAAGGCACTCCGCAAGTACAGGTCCCAATGCATTTCCCACATCATATCCAGCATCTTTCAGTTCATTCAGTGTGACCTTGAACTGATCCGCCGGATCCAGTGTTGCATTGAATGTATCGTCTACGTTTCCAAGATTATCATTCAGAGAGGCTCCCAGTTCCTCAAAATTCAGTTTTCCATCCTTACAGAATTCTGCCAGTGCTGGTCCTGCTTTCGATCCAAATAAATCAACGGCTGCATTATAGGCATCTGTTGAACTTTCTGCATTCAGCATAGTATTCTGCAGTTCTGAAAGAGCCTCTTTCATTGTTTTTCCTTCTCCTGAAGCATTCACGAGAGCTTTTTTCAATCCTGCCATTACCGCGCTGGTATCTACTCCTGATGTTTCGCACTGTCCCAGGAATGCCGCTGCATCTGCCGCTGACATTCCAAGCTCTTTCAAAGAGGCTGCATTTGAAACCATTGTGGATGCCAATGTATCCATAGAGATTCCCGTATCCTGTCCAACCTTATTCATTGTATCGAGCAGGGCTCCAGCATCTTCTGCCGTCAGATTAAATGCTTCCATTACCTTCTGCGTGTTATCAATTGACGAAGAAACATCCGTATCATTTAATTCCGCAAACTTTACAAACTTAGAAGATAGATCTTCCAGTTCCTGTCCCGTTAGGTGGAATCGTGTGTTTACTTCTCCAACTGCTGATCCAGCCGTTACAAAATCTGTCGGAATACTTTTTGCAATGTTTCTCGCCGAAGTCTGCATCTCTTCTAGAGCATCTCCCGTGGCTCCTGTTTTCTCCACAATGATGTCCATTCCCTCATCTACCTGTTCCCAGGCTGCCATAATACCGGCAGATGCCGCCGCGATCGGCGCCGTAACATTCTTGTTGAGAGAACTTCCGACCTTTCCTGTTGTATCACTGAAATTTTTCACTTTTTTCGAGTAATCTTCCAGTGTAGCTGCTCCACTTTCCAGCTTCTTATTGACATCTTCAAGACCGCTTTTATAATTATTCAAAGAGGCTTTTGCATTATCCAACTGCTGCCTGGTCTTTGATATTGCCGCTTCATCTCTGACCTCTGCATTTTCCTGTGCTTTCAGAATTTCCGTCAGTCTTTCAACTTTTGCTGTGTATGTTTCTGTCTGATTCTGTAAATATTCCTGTGTAGCTCTCAGCTTCTCCGCTGATGATGTGCTCTTGTCCCACTCTGATTTAGCAAGCTTAAATGCTGATCTGTTCTCATTTACAGCATTATTCACATCTGTCAGTGATTTTCTGAAATCAACAGTTCCATCTGCCTTAAAACTAAGACCTACCGTCTTTAATCCATTATCCATGCAGCGCACCTCCCTTCTGTCTTTCCATCTCTGAAAATATCTCTAAACATTCGTTAAAAAAAACAGGATCTGAGTTCCAGAATTCTTCTTCGCTCATTCCCATTTTCCTCGCACAGACCATATATTCTGCCCAGTTGATATCTACTTTTTCTTTGGAGCAACCGACTTCTTCGCCTGTTCTTTTTTTTTATATTCTTTGAGTCTTTTTTCAAACTCATTGAAAATATCCTGGATGCTTTTTGTATCCATTGGCGTCAGCATCATCGCCTCTTCTTCATCTACTTTTAATCCATTCGACCGAAGGATCACGTAAATCATCTTTCCAGCCAGTTCCATATTCTCTTCTTCTGTCAGGTCATCTCTTCCATCCAGTTTCTTGTCAATTCCATTCATTTTCACCAGATACAGCGTGTAAAAATTGACTTTCACTTCCAGTTTCGATCCGTCTGTTAATTCAATTAACTTGGACTTCATATGATCACTCTCCTACTGCTGCCGTAAGATCTGCCTCTGTCAGAATCGGCTTTGCAAAGAACTTCTCTTCTGTCAGTCCCGCCGGTGCTGTGGATTCTGTTACCTTGCATACAATGTTTCCTGCTGCGTCAAATGGATACGCCCTGATCTTCAATGTATCTGTCTGCTCGCTTGCCTTTTCTTCTGATGTTGCAATATCATCTGAGTTTTCTGTCAGCTTGCATTTTGGATACCATTCATATCTGCATTTTCCATCCTTTAACAGGACAACCTTTCCATATCCGAATACAGGACGTTCGCTGTTACCTCCTGATAAGATCAGACCGCTTGTGCCTACGGTATCCCCTCTCATTCTTGAGATTGTATCATCCGGGAATGCAATTACCTCTACCTCAATGTCAATGCTTGACGTTGGTGTGTCTGAATCATAGACCTTACCTGATGCATAGACGTCGCTTGTCTCTGAATTTTCTGTTACTTTAACATTCTTTACGACTTCTGTTTTCTCAACATCTGCCTCATATGTACCATCATATCCGCCTGACTCATCTGCATTGGCGAAACACAGATACTGTGCTCCTACAGTCTGCTTCATTGGCGGTTTTTTTGTTTTAATTCCCATGTCTGCCTCCTAACTGAAAATCTGCTCTGTCATTTTCCTGTAGTATTTTTCTTTATTCTGTTCAAACAGCGGCTTCAAGTGTGCCCTTGCTGTCATTTTCTTTGTTCCATGCTCCACCATTGGTCCATAATATTTGCCCCATCCAACTTTGATTTCTCCCTGTGTTCTTTCCATTGCAAATGTATCAATTAGATGGGTATATCCTGGCTTTCTCACAGCACTTCTCGGCTTCGGTAATTTCAACAGATCATTCACAAATTCTTTTGTCCCTGCTTCTATCGCATCCAATGCGCTTTCCGGATCTACCTGCTTCGCATACTGTTTCAGCATCATCTCAAAGTCTTCCATCCCAGAATCATCAAACTCGATCTCCGCTCCATTGTATGTTCTGCTCATATGGCACTACCATCCGTTTCAATTGCGAAATAAGAATGCCAGATATTATCTTCTGTGTTGTATTCATGGGATATCATTGGATGAAATCCTAACTTTCTCAACGCATCCCGAAGTTCCAGAAGCTTTCTGTCCCGTGGCTTCCTTGCATAAAAACTGATCTGCCAGGTTATCTTCTCTGCATATTCTTCTCCTGATGCCACAATATCTTCCCAGACGATTTCCCAATAATCAATCCTTGGAAATTTCATTGTATTTTTGAGACTGCTGACTCCCTCGTTTACCGGGCAGTCTAACTCGTGTAAAATCCTGCTTAATTCTCCCTGTGTCATCAGATCACCTCTCTGTCGTATGCTGGCGTTTTCAATGTCAGCTCAGATTCTTTGAATCCATCTTTCGTGGTTACGTGTGCAACGTTGTAAATCTCGTGCTGTTTACCGTCTATCATGCACACGCACTTACTGTTGATCTTCTTGTACTGCGGAATCGCAAGTTTCATCGTCACCTCAACGCTGGCTGCTGCCAGTTTTGCCCTTGTTGTATCGTATACGGAAAGTTCCCTGTACCATATTCTCTCGTTAGTTGCGCGGAGCCTTTCTTCTGGATAGTCCTTTGAAGTATCTTCTTCAATCCGATACAACTCCAATACACCGTCTGTATACTCAGGTAATGTCATTGTCTTCAACCTCCGTTTCCATCTGCCAGGTCAAAATAACGCTTGCATAATTATCCATGAATTCACTTACACGATGATGAAAAGCATAATACATGTAATTCTTCAAAAGCATCCTGTAAGTTAAATCCTCCGTGACGCTACAGCCGGGATTCAGGCTCCCGACTGTCTGCTCACCTTCTTTTGCAAGATTCTTCAACTGACTGTCCCGGTAATATGGCGGGATCTGAAATTCTTCCCGCATCTCATTTACGAGCTTTTCCAATTCTTCCCCTGTCATCTTCCCGGTCTTCATAGCTTACTCCTTCGTCTGCGGAACTGTTACCTGTGTTACAGGAAGCACATACTCTTCCAGTTTTGTCACATCGAAGACAACTGCCACGTTATCATCTACCGCACGACCGTTGGCGTTGCATACTGCAATAATCAGATCTGCATCATCCATGGCCTTTGTCTGATCATACTCTTTGACGCGAACGCCGGTTGTTCCCATTGTGTAATATCCAGCAATGGTAAATGCTGCCTTTCCTTTCGGTACATTAGCATCTACAATCTTCTCAATATCAATAAAGGATTTGTTGATATATCCACCTGTCAGAGCCTCTCCGAACATGCAAGGATCAACGTACTCTGCTTCATCGGATGGATTGCACACCAGATACAGCTTATCTACCACACGTTTTCCATCATTGGTAAGAATCTTTCTTACTTCTGCAAGACCCTTCGGGCTGAACTTTGTAATATTTTTCTTTACTTCCTTTGCTTTCTTTGTTCCATCAACTTCGGATTCTTCAAGTTTACGGAAAATGCCAATCGGAGCGTTTTTCCCATCTCCATCAATATATCCCTTAACGAGACCATCCTGCATTGCTTCTGCAAGAATCGCTCTAAAGTAGCGATCAACAAACTCCATTGACAGCTCGCGGATTGCTTTTGGAATCACAAGATATACAGTGAGTTTGCACAGTTCAATGTTCAATGCAGAAAACTCCATTGATAACTCTCCTGCAATTGCTGCTGTGAGTTCTCCCCACTCTGCTGTTCCTGAATGAGATGCTACGATCCACTTTTTCACATTTGCAGGAGCCATGTTCACCAGCTTCAGGATATTGGATGCTTTCTTCACATCATCCAGTGTGCGGTCAATAATCTCCGTTGGGATGATATCAATCTGATTTGCAGTAATTGACTGCTTAACGTCCTTGAATCCCTCATAGAATTTCTTCTCTTTCTGGGACAGGTTGCGGAGTCCGAGCTGTTTCTTGTAATCTGCATCATGACCTGCTCTTTCTGCTTCTGCTACAACCTGATTGATCAGATCTGCGTGTGCTGCTTCTTCGATCATCTCGATTGACTGCATGATAGCATCTGCTTTCTGATCTGCCGGAGCATTATCCAGCAACTGTTTTACTTTGTCTTTTACTTCCTGGCTTAATCCTTCAATCTTCATTCTGTTATTTCCTCCTAACCAAAAAATGCACCCCAACCGGTGCTATCCTTTTCTTCCGTCTTCTCTTTTTTCTTATGAGTCAGCTGATAGAATTCAGCTAACTGCTTCTGATGCTCATTTCTGCTCCTCAATTCCATCTGAAGCGCCTTGTTTTCTTTGAGCACCTCCTGCAGTTTCACATCCGGATCATCTTCTTTCTGTGCAACGCCAATCTCATCAATCAGACCATACTCCAGAGCTTTCTGTGGAGATAAGGTTGTAGTCTTATGCATCATCTCCCGGAGCTCCTCTTCTGAAACTGTAGCTCTCTGCATGAACAGAGCTACACAACTGTCCATTGCTACATCCAGATTGTCTGCTTCTGCTCTCAGATCCGCCGCATTTCCTGTGACTGTCTCCCACATATCATGGATAATGGCCGTTGTTCCCTGTCCCATGATACGCTTATCACACGCCTGCAGAATCGTAAAGGCAATCGAATGACATCCGCCCATTACAATTCCCGTCTTATAGGATCCATGCTGCTGAAGCATGTTGTAGATAGCTGTTCCCTGGTCTACGCTTCCACCATTGCTGTTGAAATAGATCTTGATCTCGTCTGTTTCCGGAATTGCATCCAGAAGTTCCTTGAAGTGCTTAGCTGATGTCTCAGAGTCATCATACTGCCATGTATCCCAATTGAACGGACCTGTTTTTCTGATGTCGTCAAAGATGAAAATTTCATGTACATTATCAATTTGCTGAAATCTATACACAATATTTTTCTGTTCCATAGTCTTATCCTTTCTTTTTATTTGTTATTTAACGGATAACTCCGAGATAATTGGATCACCTCCCTAAGCTGTGTTAACTGGTTTCTGCATTCGAATTGTCCTCCTCTCCTGTAGTGTAGTTTTTCGTCAGTGCTCTTGCCTGACTGAACGGTGTATTTAGTACCGGATATCCCACCATCTCCCGGATTTCGTCAAAATTCCATCCATTAGATCTCAGTTTATCCAGGTTATTCGCACTGTCTACCACATCCACGTGCTTGAATCTTGCAAGCCATACCATCACCCGTTCATTCTTGCCCGCATAGTCTTCCGCACCTACAAGTTTTGCTGTCAATTCATCGTTTATAACTTCTGCAACCGGTCCGACTGCATACGTGATGAACTCATTTGTAGCATCACTTTTCTCCGTAATGTTCCCATTAAATACTGCTTGGGGAATGTCATAAGCTTCTGCTGTTGCATTATTAATTTCCTCTTTGATTTTTACGAGTTCTTCAGCTTTTGTCGCTGTCTGTATACCAAGCTGCTCCAGTGTAATTCCGTTTGATTCCGTAATGATAGCAAGGCTCTTTGATTCCAATAATTTCTTTAATTCTTCCGTATATTCTTCTTTCGTGATCTTTTTATCACTTTCTCCGTCTTTTCCTCTTCGTACAAGATTAAGCTGTCCTGGTACTTTTAATTTGAATTTTGGACTATTTGCAATCTGCATCATTGCATTAACAGAATTTGCTGTTGTTTCGTACTGTGATAGCATAGAGTTCAAGAGCACTCTTATCTTCGAGTTGTCGTATCTTAAATGAATTACATCTCCTGACAAAAATGTTTTAAGCAGGGAATATTGTTTTTCCGCTGCTTCAACCGTTATGTTACTATACAGTCTTCCAGTCATTACGTTATCCGATTCCTGAAAGCTCTGCACCCGGTAATATTTCTCTCCAATCCGGATAATCACAGCCTCCCCTTCTCTCAAAAGCTTTTTTACAACTTTTGTCCAGAAGTACGTCCCATTCTCATTATCATTGGGCTGAACATTAAGCCTGTATTCATATTTCCTTTTATTCTCGCTCTGTGTTTGGATCAGAATATCCGACTTTGCTATAGCTTTTGCTATCATAGTTTCCGCTTTTTCCACCGCCAGCTTCGCTATATTTAGTTTTTCAAGCTCGATCGTTATCGTTTCCGCAAGCGATTGTAATCCTTTATTTTTGTCCTGGAATAAAAAATTAAACATCGTTCCTCCTACTAAATGTAGATTACCTGCATTTCTATCTCATCTTTGCTAAACATGGCCACATCAAAAGCCATGAATCCGTCATTTTTCCTCAACTTCGGTTCTATCTTTCCGAATGTCTTGTTCCCGTATTTATCCTCTGTGACGCTCGTATTATTTGTATACCAGCGCATAATAGAAGACGGTCCATAATTAATCAGGTGCTGACTGAATAGCGCCTGGATCGCCGGTGCAATAATTCCCGTTGCAGACGTAATCTTTCTCACAAGCCTTACTATTCCGTCTTTATTTTTCTTATCTTCAACCGTCAATCCCACGGCTTCGAATGCCATTTTGAACAGGTTGTATCTATACGTATCCATCGTAATTTTCTTAACCTCATAATCCTGCATCTTGTCTAAGCACCATGCCACTATAGTATTCACATCTATGACTGGTCCTGGTACTACTTCGTAATCCTCGAACTCCGGTTGTCCCATATTCTGCATAATTGGGAACTTGATAGAACTCAGGAACGGAGAATCTTCACAGATCCATGTGTGCTGTCTCCAGATGTATTCTCCGGTTTCATAGTCCTTGGTCATGATCCCTGCACTCGCGAAGTCCCGCACGTCCGCATAGTCAATTCCGATTATCGCCAACTGACCTTTCGTGTTTTTAGTGATCCTTGGAATTTTCTTTTCCAGTTCTTCCCTTGTGTCACCTTCGTAGCACGCCCGCAGGATGTTATGCCACGTCGTTACCGTTTCTTCCTCTCTTCTTGCCGGAAGGTTCATTCTCTTTGTCAGGAACTCCGCTCGCTTAGATGGAATTTTTTTCTGTTCCAGGTAATCATGCATAATGCGGTTTTCCAGAATTGGCAGAAATTCCAGTGATGGATTTGCTTTATGCCATGCATCCGGATTCTCTGCTTCTTTCAGATCGTCTATCTCGCATATGAATGGAAAATATCCCAGCGGGTTTTCTCCCGTTTCAAGAATTTCCATACACATTGCGGATATTTCATCCAGTGGACCGTCTCTGACATATCCGTCTGTCGTGATTATGAATTCCCGTGAATGCTTAACTTTACCAAACGATGATTCAAATACATTGATCTGATCATAATTTTCATATGCATGTATCTCATTGAGCACCAGGCAACCGGTTCTTTTTCCATCCTTTGTTTTTGCATTTGATGTGTTATATTTCATTTCTGCACCAGTTACAAGGTTTGAGATCAGCTCCTTTGTGACCGAGAACTTACCTTTAAACTTAGGATTATCATGCAGCATGTCATACGCTACTTTGAACGTATCTTTTACCTGGTCCTCCGAATTCGCTACGATTTCAACGTGATAATTCATTACTCCGTATAGTGGAGTCTGAAAAAAATTCGCCAGCGGTATGATGAAACCATCTTTTCCATTTCCTCGTCCCTCTTTTATGAAAAACGTGGGAAAAACCGGAATATCATCTTTGTACATAAATGCAAATGCATAAATGAACTTTTGAAACGGGAATAATTTGTAATAATTACTTTCACAATACTTAATACAATTCCTATATGTTTTTTCATCAAAAAAAACATCATCCCGCTTCATCAACGGCTTTACGATGTTTTCAAAGAGTAATTTTCTTTTTTTATTTATCCAGTTCGGATGTTCTTCGGCATATTTGAGATAATAATCAATCTCTTTACAGATAACCATCTGTAGGATTCTCCGGCTCCGGTACCGGCTCTTTTAACTTCAGATCTGCCAGGATCTTCAACATAGTGACCGTAGTTTTCTGCAAATTGACAACGCTTTCATTCGCTTTTTCCACCGTCATTCCATTCCCGTTCACGGTCTCGTATCTCAACCCTTTGCTCTTAATATCTGCTATTAGTTTCTTTTTCAATGACCAGTAATATATATAATCATTCACTAAATCCATGTAGAATTCTGCACTCATTCCACGTAGTTCCAACTGTCTGATCAGCGACATTTTCACGTCTTTTTGTGTCAATTTGCTCACCTCTTTTCGCTCAAATCATGCCTTTTTCGTAACTTTTTTTGCTAAAAAACACGGGTTTTTATGCCCGTGTTAAAAAATTTCTTCTTAAAGTAAATTTTAAAATCCGATACCCTTACCCTTTTTACGCGAGATTTTCATTTTTCTCCAGAGTCATGGCTACATCCCCGTTCTTCACTTAGGAAAAATCGCTGAGAATTTACCGGGGGGTCTATTTAAAAATTGAGGACAGCTGCGGACTCGAACCGCACATGCGATGGCTTGCACCATCCGCTTGTCTCCTCCTAAGCTATGTCTGCCCTCAGTGTAGCTACCATCTTTCTTCGCTCGCAAGCTTCTTCTTTCTTTGGAATCTTCTTGGAGTCCTTCCATGTCGCAGATTGTGACACTTCACACATAGACTGATCAGGTTGTCATCTTCCAGTCCCAGCTCCGGATGCTCTTTTAGTTCAACAATATGATGCACCTCTTCAGCTCTTCTAATCTTTCTGTCTTCTCCTTGCAGGATGTGACCTACTGCCACTGCATCCTTCAATCTCTTTCTGCAGTCCTGGCACTCATAGTGATCTCTCTCAAGTATCTGCACCCTCTTATGTTTCCATGCTGTTGCGTTGTAAAATGCTTTTGCTTCTCTGTCTGTCATTTCTTTCCCTCACGCACAAAAGACACCCGCTGGCATTCAGGCGTCTTTTCCAAGGAGTGTTGTAGAAGTATCTGTTCGTCTTTCGACGATATCATATTAGCACAGTGATAACTCCAGTGAACTCCACTCTTTAATTTATTTTGATTTTTTTCAGTGCTCTTCCATGCAGTTCGTAGATCCAGCTTTCGCTGTAGTCCATGAGTTGTGCTATCTGCCACCACTCAAATCCCTTAATGTATTTGTAAAACATTACATCTCTTTCGTCCTGATTTTCCAGCTTATTGATTCTATGTTCTATGTCCTTGTATGTCTGTACTTGCCTTATCCCTTCCAGATACAGCTCATCTTCTTTTTCCTGTAACTCTGCAGCATAAGAACTGAGATCGCTCTGGTTTGATCCATGTGGCATTCCATCATTGCTCATGGAAGGATACATCTTCATGCTTCTGATTTCTTCGATTTCCAACTCAATCCTTTTGATCCTCTTCCCGTGTTTCCTGTATCCTCTCAGATACTCCTTCTTCCGGTTGTTCTCGTTCTTCACATTGTTTTCTTCCAGTCTCATTTCCATCGGCACCACCTCCCGTCTTATATGTTCCAGTTTGCTTTCAAATTAGCAGCTTTTTTAGATACCATCTTTTTAATTCTTCTTCCTGTGCAATCTGGCTTTCAATCAGATCAACTTCCCGATCTATCGCACTAATCATACTAACTACATATTCTTGCGCCCGCTTATCCTTATGCCAGCATATCTCGAAGTGATTTAATGCGTCAAATTGCAAGTTTATAGTGGTTCGGTATCTTCGCAGGAATTCCGGAAACTTTTGTTCTATCGCAATATACAGATACGCTGTATTTAATTCTTTTTTCGGTTCAAGGACAGCATATCTACTATCTATCTCTCCCGGCTCTTTAAGCTGTCCAACAAACTCATCTACCGCGCTCAGCTTTATGTAGCAGCTTCCAGCCTTGTATATCTTTCCCGGAATTGCCCTTTCCACATTGCATATGTCAATAATCGTGATCTTTTCACATTGTATATTCAAGTAAATCACCCAACTCCATTTGTCCAGTACATTCCTTTTGTGCTACTTTCTTTCTGCTCTGTGGCTTCAGGATCTCTCTGTGCTTTTTGACTTGTTCCATATCTTCTCTACCTCCTGTCAAATCTCCCAGCATCTTGTGCAGTTCATTCTGTAGCGTACTTTCTTCTTCTGTTATCCTTTTCAGGTTACTCAGTATAACTTCAATATCCGGAAGAGGTTCTTCCTTAAACGAATCAACATATCTTGGAATGTTCAGGTTATATCCATTTCTTTCAACTTCCTCATATGACGCTACGTATGCATATTTCTCGCAATCCTGCCGCCTATCAAAGACATCTACTATTCTCTGCACCTGATCCGTTCTCATGTCGTTCTGAGCTGATTTTTTTTGAAAATCCTTGCTCGCATCTATGAACAGAATATTCGGCGAATTTCTTTCCAGAATTAGCAAGCAGACCGGGATGTTTGTATTTAAGAACAGCTTGTCCGGCAGACCGATTACAGTATTGATCATCTTTTCACGGATCAGCCACTCTCTTATCTTGCCCTCTCCTTGTCCTCTGAATAATACACCATGCGGAAGGATTGCAATCAACCGTCCGCTTTCCTTTAGATGTTTCACGCCCCTGAGAAGAAAACCATAGTCCGCCTTACTCTTAGGAATTGTAAAACCCATGATTGGATAATCTCCCGCATCCTCGAATTTCATCGAATACGGTGGGTTCATGATCACGTTGTCGTATTTCCCCGGACTTTTAACTTCTACTCGACATGGGATGCTTATATCCCCATACTTCTGTAGATGATACGTTTCTACCGTCTTTTCTCTCAGGCAGTCGCTCCTGCTTATATATCCGGTTATACCGTTTATACAAGCGTCCAAAAGTGCGAATGGGATAGCTCTCTCGCTGAATTCATATTCATTGACATCCCCGCACTTCACTGATGCAGCCTTACTCAATGCACCAGTCCCCGAACACATATCTAGGCAGTCTCCTTGCTTCATCAGCTTCGCCACAATGGAGCATATGCAGTCCGGTGTGAAATCCTGCTTCAATGTCTTGCGGTCTCCCTGCTCTTCTTGGAATATATCCCTCGTGTTTAATATCCCTGCCGCTCTGACCTTTTGTATCATGCTTTCTGCTTCATCGGACATTAGCGCCGTCATAATTGCATCCGGCAATCTATAAGATTCTTTTATGCCATAAATTTCCAATAATGTCATTCGGTGCCGCCA